ACTAAAAGATTGGACTGCAAAAGCTGTTGCTGAAGGTCAATTCGTAGATGGGATTACTGGAGACTGGGATAAGAAAGAATTCAGCACAACAAAAAAAAGACTCACAAACAGAATGAGCCAAAATATAAACTATCCAGAACTAGTTAAAACCTTACAAGATCGAATCCGTCAAGTAGTTCCATCAGTCGGAAATTCTCCAGTCATAGAAGGACATGGAAAAGATGGTGTTGTGGTTAGCGTGACTTATAATGATGGAGATGTTTATAGACACAAAGATCCAAGTGTCGGTGAAGGACTTGTTGGATTGAGATGCAATATTCTGTCTAGTAAAGCTGAAAGTGGTGGATCTATACATGTCGAAGATAAAACCTATGACTTAAATGAGGGTGACATGATGTGTTATTTGGTAACTGAACTTTATCATAGTGTGGATGTCTGCTATGGAGATACGCCAAGAACTCTTTTTATGTTTGGATTTGCCATAACGTCTTAAAGAAGATTATAAATAAAATAATTATTAACCTATCGCACACCCCTATAATTAATGTACATCCCCATAATTAATGTACATATAATCACACTATCAAAGCAATAGAGTAAATGTGTTTATATGTTAAAAATATTAAGTAAAACGGTCGTAAAAGGGCAGTTGATAATACCATCACCGGTCTTCTTTGGCTCCTCTGGTTTTCAATGGATGAGTATTAATTCTATTACTCCAACCACAGCATCTGGTGTTGGCCAAAACAGCATAACGATTTCAATTGCTCAAACCGGCGGAGGAATGGATACAAGTACTGGTATGTATGCGGCCGGAACGTTTCCGATCGAATACGGGGTCCCCTCAACAGGGCCTCAAATACTAAATAGCCAAGCAGGCACTTTCACTGCTACTTTCAGTCAACCTGTGGTTAATCCTTTGGTCGCCTTTGCCAGTGTAGGAAATCCAGGTGTCTCTGTCCCAGTCGAAGTATCGTCACCTTTTACTCCAATCTGGGGTATCGATACGACTTATCAAAATCCCGCTAGCGCTACTCAATATAATCAATTCACCGGGACTGAGGGATTCAATATAATTAGAATAGATGGAACCGTGAGTAGCGTCACTTTCGTTTATACAGTCAGCGAATACTATTGCACGGTCTGTTTTGGCTTCGTCGATCAAAACGCATAAAGAGCCAAAGATATAAAACAGCACTTCATCATTAAAATATAAATTAGAAACCTTTTGGTTCAGAGTAGTATAATGTACAATGATTTTGTAGTACGCGACGGTCTTATCTCACTTGGCGGTTTGACATTTCCATATACCGCTAAAACGAGCTCTTATACGATTGGCGATAATGATTATTTTATAGACTGCACTTCTAATAGCTTTACAGTAACGCTCCCAACGGCAGTAGGAAATGCTGGTCAGATCTATATTATAAAAAATAGTGGTTCTGGAACAATAACTGTCAATACCACATCATCCCAGACGATAGATGGGCAATTAACCATCACCTTATCGCAATATAATAGCATAACAGTAGAAAGCAATAACTCTAATTGGTCAATTACAGGGTCGCTCGGAATAGAAGGACCTCAAGGTTATCAAGGTGAGCAAGGGGAACAAGGAAATCAAGGAAGCCAAGGAACCACCGGAAACCAAGGAAATCAAGGAACGCAAGGCCAAGGATATCAAGGCAACCAAGGATCGCAAGGAAACCAAGGAACAGCCGGAACAAACGGCTCACAAGGGAACCAAGGATCACAAGGAACCGCTGGAACAAACGGTTCACAAGGCAACCAAGGATCACAAGGCTCAGCTGGAACCAACGGATCGCAAGGTAACCAAGGAAGTCAAGGCTCAGCAGGAACAAACGGATCGCAAGGAAGCCAAGGAACAGCAGGAACAAACGGAAGTCAAGGCTCAACAGGAAGTCAAGGAACAGCGGGAACAAACGGATCACAAGGTAACCAAGGAAGCCAAGGCTCAGCTGGAACCAACGGTTCACAAGGAAACCAGGGAAGTCAAGGCTCAGCCGGATCGAACGGCTCACAAGGAAACCAAGGCTCACAAGGCTCAGCCGGATCGAACGGCTCACAAGGAAACCAAGGCTCACAAGGAACAGCCGGAACCAACGGCTCACAAGGCAACCAAGGATCACAAGGAACCGCTGGAACCAACGGAAGTCAAGGCAACCAAGGCTCACAAGGAACCGCTGGAACAAACGGCTCACAAGGAAACCAAGGAAGCCAAGGAACCGCTGGAACAAACGGCTCACAAGGAAACCAAGGAAGCCAAGGAACCGCTGGAACAAACGGCTCACAAGGAAACCAAGGAAGCCAAGGAACAGCCGGAACCAACGGCTCACAAGGCAACCAAGGAAACCAAGGAAATCAAGGTTCACAAGGTAATCAAGGCGTAACCGGACCAGTGGCTGGATCAGCAAATCAAGTTGTATATAAAGACGGAAGCAATGCTGCTGCTGGCTCTTCGAGTTTTACTTTTAATGGTACAACAGTAACTTCTCCAGTGCTTGCTATTAGTCCTACTATTGGCACAGGAACACAACCTTCTTCATTTACTATTAATGCTCCTAATCACACAGCTTTGACAGCAGCTACAGAATATAGTGATGTTTTTCTAAATCTTAATAGAACTGTTCAATTTTCCGCTGGTTTTTTAGGTTCTCAAAGAGCAATAAAAATATATGCCCCAACTTATAGTGCGGTAAGTGCGAGTACATTTACAAATGCTGTAACAGTACAGATTGATTCTGCTCCTGTCGCTAGTACTAATCTAACTATAACTAATGCTATAGCATTAAGAGTTCTAACTGGAACTACTACTGGTGTTGGCATAGCTATACAAGGTGCAACTTCTCAGACTGGTGATTTATTTCAAATACAAAATAGTACTTCAACTACTTTACTATCAGTAAACAGCAATGGATCTTTATCTTTATCTCCATATGGAACATCTGCTGGACAAACTAACGAAATACGCTTTTTAGAACTAGCAGCTAATGGCACAAACTATGTAGGATTTAAAGCTGGTGATAATATAGCAACTAGTTTAATCTGGACTTTACCAACTGCTGATGGAGCAAATGGTGGCGTCTTGATTACAAACGGCGCTGGTGTGCTATCTTGGTCTTCTACTGCACCATCAGCATCAAGCAGTATTTTCTTATCAAATAATTTTGGAGGTTTATAAATATGGCAGTAACAGCAACACCAATTTTCGTTCAATCACCTTTGATTGGATATGTTGATTTAACATCAGCAATTGCCAACACAAATAGAGCAAAAGTATCAACTGCAACTATAACAGGTGCATCCACTACTTATTTTCAACTTTTGGCTACTTCTACTAATGGTGTAAGGATTGATAGTATACAAGTAAATGCTTGCCCCACAGCTATAGCTGGTGCTACTGTAGCAGGATTAGTAAGTATATGGATACACGATGGTACTAATGCTCAAATTTATACTGAAATAGCTATAACTGCTGTAACGCCATCAGCGACATCAGCAGCATTTACAACAACGCTTACACTCGTAAATCCGCTAGTATTACCTTCGACTTATAAACTTTATGCTTCAAGTACTATCGCCTTATCAGGCTCCACTACGGCTTTACAAGTATTTGCATTTGGAGGCAGTTACTAATGGCTGGAGCGTTTAGCTATGGAATGATACCAGCTAATTCTCCAAAAGGTTCTGCGTTTCAAGCAGTTCAAGAGACTACTATATCATCAGGTAGCATACAAATGTATGCCGGATCTACTGCTCCTTATGGTTGGCTTGTTTGCGACGGAAGTATTATAAGCAGAAAGACTTATAGCGACTTATTTAAAGTTATTGGTACTACCTTTGGAGCTGGTAATTCTAATGACACATTTACATTACCAGATAGTCGTGGCAGAGTTCCAATCGGTGCGGGGACTGGTGCTTCTCTAACAGCAAGAACGTTAGGTACAGCTTTAGGGGCAGAAACAGCTACACTAGCTACTACTAATTTACCTTCACACACCCATACCACTTCAGTAAGCACAGAAAGCGCCACACACACGCACACAGGCACAAGCTTAGACCAGAGCGTGACTCATACGCATAGTTACGGACTTCCAATAGGAACTACAGGTTCTGCCTACGGTATCATAGATACTCTTACGGGTTCTAGTTCTGGTACACCTTTAACCGGAGGCCAATCCGCTGACCACTACCATGGAACGACTTTTGGAAATGCGAGCGCCACCCATACACATAGCATTACGAATGATCCTACAGGTAGCGGAACCGCATTTGGAATTTTATTACCGTCAATAGCTTTTAATTTTATTATAAAAGTATAGGTGATCAATTGGCTGGAGCTTTTGCGTATAACACGATACCGACTAACGCTCCAAAAGGTAGTGCGTTTGCTCCCGCTAATACTACAGTTATACCAGCTGGAATAGTAGAGATGTTTGCTGGGTCTACCGCTCCCGATGGATGGCTAATATGTGATGGAAGTACCGTGAGCAGGAGTGTTTATCAAAGTTTATTTAAAGCAATAGGTACAACTTTTGGGGTAGGAGATTCAAATACTACATTTACATTACCTGATGCGAGAGGCAGATGCCCTATGGGCGTGGGGTCAGGACCTAGTCTAACTACAAGAGCGCTAGCTGCAACTGCTGGTGCAGAGACTGCTACGCTGGCTATAACTAATCTACCTTCCCATACTCATACAGCTACAATAGGAACAGATAGCCCTACTCATTCGCACACAAGCAACACCGTTACTGGGGCATCTGCGAACCATCAACATTATTTTAGTCATACTGCTGGCACATCGGGTTCGTATGGCTTATTCGACTCAGCCACTGCTAGTGGCTCGGGCCAGCCTAACACTGGAGGGGTTCAGCAAAACCACACTCACTCGACTACTACAGGGACTGAAAGCGCTAATCATACGCATACATTTACAAACTCTAATACGCCTGCAACAGCTGCAACTGCGTTTGGAATTATGCCGCCAGCAATAGTTATTAATTTTATTATAAAAATATAGGTGAGCAATTGGCTGGATCTTTTAACTATAGCACGGTACCAACAAACGCTCCTAAAGGTAGCGCATTTCAAGGCTTAACGGCATCTGTCACCCCAGCAGGTATCATAAGATGCTTCTCCGGCTCGACAATCCCTAGTGGTTGGCTTGTCTGCGACGGTAGCACTATAAACAGAATGGCATTTAGCAATTTGTTTAAAGTTATTGGGACTACCTTCGGTGCTGGTAATTCTAATGACACCTTCACACTGCCTGACATGAGGGGTAGATCACCTATAGGAGCTGGTACAGGCGCTTCTTTAACAGCCAGAACTCTAGGTTCGACTTTAGGAGCAGAAACAGTGACGTTAGCTGAAGCTAATATGGCTTCTCATACTCACACTAACAACTCAGCCACGGCTACTCAAAGCGCTACTCACACGCATACTGCCACTAGCGGTACAGTATCCGCTGACCACACACATGGTTGGGGAAGAAATGTAGGATCGTCTGGTTCCTATGGTATAAGGGATGGTGCAGGCAGAAGTGCTAATGGAACACCAAATACGCAAGGAGCTACTGCTGGGCATACTCACACTACGACTACTGGAACACAGAGTGCAACTCATACACATTCGTTTTCCAATTCTTATACCGGAACTGGAACTCCTTTTGGTATAATGCCCCCAGCGTTAGTTTTTAATTTCATTATAAAAACATAGGAGAAAATATGTTAAGTTTAAGTATTATTTTGACAAATAGGATAGACGCCTCAGGAGTAGCAACAGAGGATATCTATAATATAAGCCTAATTAAAACGAATTTAGATGGTGTTACAAAGAATATTACAATGCCTGTTTTACCTAACTCTGATACTGGAAGATTTTTATCTAATCTTGCAGATCAGACTTGGAATTACATTCCTTCAGCTCCACCAGATGCTCTTTCTCAAGCAAAGGCTTGGGTACTGCAAAATATAGACAGCGATTGGGCCGTACTGGAAAAGACAGGCTGGGACTCAGGCCTAGGTTATAATCTGGGTATCACCCCATCTGATGTAGCTCTATTAGTTGGCGTATTCTCTTTGGCTAAAGAAGCAGCTGCATTAGGACTACCAATACCAAGTTTAATTAGCATGGCAAACACACCAGTCACATTTTCTACTATAGAAGAAATGACTATACTACTGCTGCAATATGGCCAGGCCCGCTCTACTATGGCTAGCGAATTTGCGGCTAGACGCAAAATAGTTTATGATGCCACCACTGTCGAAGAGTTACACGTACCGCCGCCGATTTAATGTATTAAGCAACCTTAAGTCGCTATTTAAGAGGTAATCGGACTATGAAGTTATTCATTGAGATGCTTACCGATAGTTTTAAATTTATATTAGAAGGAAAAGGCATCAAAGAGAAAACTATGCGGCTGTTGGGTTTTATAATTAATTTTATCGTAATGACATGGTTATCGATCTATATATGGTTATATAGGAGCAAAAAATGATAATCGAAAACGTAACTGCTGAATATATCCAATTAGTAGAAGATCTTGGAACGGCGACATACCCTTCTAATTATTACGAAGGTCAAGAATCATTTAAATCTAAGATGATAGGACACCCAAAAGGGTGCTTTTTGGCTAGAAAAGACAAAGAAGTCGTCGGGTACATCATCTCTTTCCCTTATGTCTTAAATGAAGTATACCCAATTAACGAACACTACACAGAAACACTCGAGCCAAATTGCCTGTATATCCATGATCTGTGCGTGTCAAAAGACCACCGCGGAGAAGGGATCGCTAAAGCCCTAGTGGATATAGTGCTAAAGAATCAATTAACACCGAAGGCGTTGGTGTCAGTCCTTAATTCTGAACGGTTTTGGAATAAATTCGGATTCATTTCACAGAGATCTTTCGATTATTATGGTGGTAGTGGTCATTACATGGTACGGCAATGCTGAATAGCTAGAACATTAATATTATATCAGCGAGAAAAGCAATGATGCTCACCGTATATATTATACCATAGTCAAAGGATCCTACGATGACCGACACTCTTGTATATAACAAACGCTCACCACATGTGCTAATCGTCGATGGGTTTTATAAAGAACCAGACAAGATAAGAGAATTTGCACTTTCTCTACCGTACTCTGAAGATATAAAATATTATAAAGGCCTACGTTCAGACAAACCTTGCTTATTGCCATATGTCAGAGAAGAATTCATGCGGCTGTTGCATGTAGAAATAATCGACTGGATGCATCAAAATGCTAACGGCATTTTTCAAAAGACCAAAGACGCTGATCCATTAGTTTATCACAGCGACGGTCAAGATTACGCGGCCGCAATCTATCTAACACCCGACCTACCAGTGTCGATGGGCACATCATTCTGGAAAAATAAAAAAACTGGTTGTAGAAGACCACCCAATCACCCTTTAGAAAACAAAAACATATCAGCAAACGAAGTCTATAACGACAATACGATTTTAAACGCCGACGCTTGGGAACTGGTTGATAGAGTAGGTTCAGTATATAATAGATTGGTTCTATGGGACGCCAAGATGATTCATTCCGCAAGCCAATATGGAGCTATGGACAGGCTTGTACAACTATTCTTCTTTAATGTGAAAAAATAATATGCCATTCTTCTCGATCTTTACGCCAACACACAATGCAAAATACCTTCTAAGAGCAGCAGAATCGCTAAATGCACAGACATTTAAAGATTTCGAGTGGCTAATACTTCCGAATGCTGGTGTCGAACTACCAGACCTAGAAAAATTACCTAATTGCAGACTTGTCCATACAAATGATCCATTGGCTAAAAATATAGGAAGGTATAAAAAAGAATGTTGCGTTGCTGCAACAGGCCAAGTCTTAGTAGAATTAGATCACGACGACGAACTCACGCCTGATTGCCTACAAGAATTATATAACGCATTCACAGAAAATGAAAAGATCGATTTCTGCTATTCTAATGATGCAGACTTGGATCCTAAATTAGAACCATTTACGTATTCGTCAAAATACGGTTGGGAGGCCAGACCATTTGAGTATAAAGGCAGAATGATTATGGAGCAGCTTTCTTTTCCTCCAACTGCCGCCGCATTTTCAAAAATCTGGTTTGCGCCGAATCACGTGAGAGCATGGCGAAAATCATTTTACGATAGAATCGGCGGCCATAATGAAGCGCTAGAAATCCTAGATGACCAAGACTTACTAGCAAGAACATATATCCATGGGAATGTTAAATTAATCGACAAATGTCTCTATATATATTATAGGCATGAGGGAAACACTTGCTATGGGGATAAAAACAAGTTCATCCAGACTGAAACATTAAACATCCATGACAAATACATTTATCAGCTGGCAGAAAAATGGTGTGACATCCTTGGCTTGTTAAAGATCGATCTGTGCGGCGGCCACAATAGTCCAAAAGGCTACATATCTGTAGATCTTGAAAACGCTATGGTAAAACACGACTTGAATACCAGATGGCCTTTTGAAGACGGCTCTGTCGGCATAGTTAGAGCGCACGATGCTTTAGAACATCTTAAAGATCCCATACATGTCATGAAGGAAGCATATAGGGTAATCAGACCAATGGGCTGGTTCCTCACTTTGACTCCTTCTACCGATGGTCGTGGAGCTTTTCAAGACCCAACACACATCTCTTTTTGGAATTCAAATTCGTTTTGGTATTATACAAAAGCAGAAACAGCTAAATATATTGGAACACCGGTAAGATTTCAAGCGAACAGAATTAAAAACTTCTTCCCAAACAATTATTGCGAGCAACATAATATCATGTATGTTAAAGCGGATTTATTAAGACTCCCACACCAAGATGCTGGTATGCGTGTTCCCGGTGAAGTGATGATTTAATCGTACCAGTTGAAAGCGCTAGTCCAATCGAAGACATAATGCCGTTTATCAGTAGTTGATCTAGCGTCACCTTGACTATCGACAGATAATATCTGATAAAACACATTCGTGACAACATAACCTTCTGGAGTTTGTTTAAATACCGCTTCCCAATCGACATAGCAGCTATCTGGCTCTTTGAACACGGCCTTTTCTGCCGCCGCTTCTGTCCTTACATCCTTGGTATAAATTATATTGGCACACCATGACGCCATGACAAATCGGTCATGGTCGCCTATGTCGGGAGTGGCCTCGGTTATTTTATAATCTGTTATTTTGAAGAAGCGTCTATAATATAACCCATTATCGTCTCTGACGATTCTTTCTTCGGTGCCAAATTCCTTAAGGTGCTCAAATTCTGATCTAAGTTCCTTGAGGTCATCTGAATTATTCCATATAGCCATTTGCGCCAATTGTTAAGATATTCTATCATTGGTTATTTGCCATCCAGTCAGTTACAACAGCACTGCCATTGATGAATTTAACCAATTTATATTTCTTTACAGTGATTACCTCATGGTCATAACGGAACATTGAGGTACCCTCACCGATTAGCATATCTTGGCAACGGACATCCAGTCTCGTAGGTATTATTGCATCGCAATACTTACCGTCACCGATTCCGACACTCAGGAAGGTATTTCCTTTATGCTTCCTTTGCGCGCCAATGAGACCCTTAAGCGCAACGGTCGTCGCTCCTCTATCTAAAAAGGAATCAGGAAAGAAGCCCTTCCTCTCCCAGAACCCTCGGTGCTGAAATTCGATAAGTGGGTCGGGTTGGAATAAATACCCTTGCTTTAAACCATTCGGTTTTAATACTACCGGCCTACCCGAAGACCCAGCTACTATATAGCACCCAGCTCGCTTAGCCTCCTCTACATGAACCCAGGTGCGATACATTGATTGGCAATTATAAATTGCGCTTTCCCAGAATGCTGCAGGATTCCTAGTCTTATGATATGCGAGCGCCCAGACTAATTGGGCATAATTAATAGCATGGCCCTTACAGAACGAATATAGCTTCAACTGACTAAGATCTGAAACCAATGTCATTAGGCCATCCATCCCACGAGCTTTTTCTAAGAAGGCTCCTATCACATGCCGCTTACCCTTAGCAAAGCCATCCCTATAATGATCTGCCTCATCCTCGGAGCAGTTTAGAAATGTTATTATCTTATTGATAGCATCATCTTCAAATACAATCTGATTAATAGTTCGATTATGTAGCCAGTTGTCTAAAAAAGACGACTTCTTACCTCTACTCGCCGCTGCTGGTCTGATGAGTGCCAAAGCAACTGAAAGCTCCTCGACGTTCGTCGGCTTTACTGCCTTTGATGCCTTAATAAACGTCGGGCTCTCAGCAAATGTTAAACCTACGACGTCACCCGTAGCAAAAAGCTCGGTTATCTGCTCGTCTTTCTCTGGATAATCAGAAAGCGGCCTATCGCTAAGATCTCTTAACTGTGAAAGCGCTCGATTGCTGAGGATGTCGATCTTAAGTAAGCCTTTATCTTCTACATCATTTTTATCGTATTTGATCTGGTTACGGCCTATTTTCAATTTCGTAGGGACATTGTCTTTAAAAAAAATGATTCCGCCACAGTGAAGCGAATAGAGCCTCCTCTTGCCTATTAGCTTAGACGCCTTGTTAATAACATCGTCGGCCCTATACGGCATCAACTTCGACAAGATTACATTTCTAGGTATTTTGCCCTTATAACCACATTGTCTCATCGCCGCATGGATAGCGGATTTATAACGGTATTTAACCTTATTACTAATCCTAGCCACTTGGTCAGGCCACTTGGCATAAATAGCTGCAAATAATTGGTCTCTGACCTTATGAGATATATCTATATCAATATCTGGTAGGTCTTTCCTGAAGTCATTCATAAACCTTGCAAGTCTTATATTGTTAACTATCGGATCTATATGGCTAATTCCAAGCAGATAGCAGATCAACGAGCAGGAAGCACTACCACGTATTATATGTAGATCTGACCCAGCAAGATCCAATATATCTCTAACTTTTAAGAAGACATTGGTGAAGCTGAATTTAGAGACTAATTCGAACTCTCGACGCAGTCGCAATATGTATCGCTGATCGTCAGGAACCTTCCGAACGAACCGTGATATTAGTTCTTTGAATATAGAATAATCCATGTTTTTACAATACCAATAAAAGATAAATAAAGAATAATGTATTGGTACCCACATGACTTTAAAATCGATATCTCTGCTATTAGAAGACACTAACTATGAAGAATTAGTGCATGCGCAGATAAACAAGCACCTAACTAAACTTGGTTTCAAATCCGAGCACAATACTGGCGATAAGATGACTGATTTTATCGCCAGTAGCGAGAACATTTATCCAGACAGAATGACTGATCCAGACAGCAAAGAAAGAATAAGAGTATTAGAGAGCCAAAATCATGTGCTTACGAGTATCGTTAATGCTTTGACTAACTATGGCTCTCATATTAGATCTAAATATATCAAGCATTGGAAAGATAAGGTAGCAAATCGATCGGTAATGCATGAATATTTTGATCTCCTTTCCGCAACGTTCGCAAAGGGCGAATTAAGCGTGCAGCCCTTATATATGTCGGCACACGAACCTGTAATAGAACTTCCCAATGATAATGATAACGTCATCGAAACCTTCATGAATTTTGCTGGTGGCTCAGCAAAAATGGCCAAAGAAACTGGAATACCTGGCATAAACAATATAAGGGAATATACCAAAGGCTGCTTAACAGGAAGCACCACCTTTAATGGCTTCGCATCACTACAAGAAGTCGTCAGGGCGCATATTGCTAAAGAAGAAGTCGTTTCTGATGTGGCTACTGATGATGTCGAGCAATTACCATCTGGCCTATTGGTAATGGCTAAGGAAGAAGCTAAGGACGAAAACGGCAAGAATACTGGTGAGATTTGGTGGCTTTATGCTATCCCTTCGACTAGTGGCAAAGACCACGCAGCCTGTGACCAGCTAGCTAGCGCAGCCAAAGAAGCCGCAGTCGGTTTAACTCGGTCTGGCGGCGAACGCGGAGGCAAAGAAGGTGTAATGCAGGGCTCAGACGCTGTGTGGTGTTTTAGAAATTATAACGTAGCACTCAATTATTTAAAATGGTGTAGCCTATTAATCATATATCATCAAGCAATCGAGAATGGCGTTATTAAAAGAGCGATCCCGATTCATGCCGGTACATTACCAAACAATGACACATTAAGTAATAATGGTCATTTACTTAATAAAGTAGAATTTAAAGATGATAAAAATAATTCTTGCCCCATCCCGCGTAACATACCGGCGAGCATCAGATTAAAATATATGCATCTGATCCGCAGTAACAATGCTTTATTGGCGTATGAAAGTAAGACTGGCGACAAGTCGGACCTTACTGACGCTACGCTTGTTAATTATCTATATTCCGATCCTGTGAATAGCGTTACTCTTCTAAGCTCGAGAACTGTCAACGGTGGAATGACCCCTGAGAATATAGAATTAATCAGACAAAGACTCTACAACCCTCCAAAGGGGATTAGCAAGAGTCCGTATTGCCTACTGATCGAGGCCTTAGTATCTGCAAGCCCGAAGTTTAAAGAACTCGTTTTAGAAATGAATTCAAAAGACAACGGGCCAATATTGGATAAATTATTTAAAATCATGGCGACGTTGCCCATGCCTAGAAGAATTGTTTCTAGGACCGGCCTAGCTGGTGGTACTGAGACACAAGACTCATATGTTATGTTAAGTAAAACAGCTGAGAATATTAAATCTAAAATAGGAAAATTCGAAGGCGATTTAGAATTGATATGTGTGTTACCATTAAAGCTAGAATTTTATGTGAGTTTATTAAGTGAAAACGATATCGAATATTCTCCACAAATACTCGACAGATTATATATGCAATCTAAAGTATTATACCAACAAGCTGATTTTAAAAATCCTTCGACATATGAAAGAGACGTGTGCCATACTATCCCAATTGTGGCTGGATCAATGTTTAAAGCGGCCGGCATGGCCGCATCGCCAAGCGAAGCAGAATTAGCGCGTCACGCTGTAGCCGACAAGTTTAGAGATCTTATAAAATCGATTTCTGAAATGTCTAGCCAGAGCATTATCAGAAATATTAGTAAGAATGATCTCAGTCTCATTTATGCTGATGATAGTTCATACCACAACACGACTCTTGCAAAGACTGTTGTCGAAAAATTTACTAACGAAAAAGAGAAAACACCTGAAATCACGACTGTTAAATTGCTGGCTGATAATAACATCTTAGCCGAAAATCTGCCTATATCTGACCCAGCCACCAAATCTATGGTCGTCGATAGAATAAATAAATATGTCGATCAATACGAAGCATCGATTGGCACGCCTAATTTCAAAAAAACCAGCGCTTTCTTTAAACTCCCAGAATATAGCAATATGCGAAAGAATTCCTAATCGCCAGATCTTAAAGTAAATAAGATACTATGATTTTATTTATTCCAAAATTGTTCGACGAAATGCGTTGTGCTGAGTTAACCAAAATAGCTGTAGATTACCATGCTAGGAATTCTCTCAGCTTTGAAGGCAAAGACTTTCATTATGGCAATTCATTTGGTACCGCAAGGATACCAGAGTATGAAAAAGTCCTTCAAGAGCTTACTCCAATCATAAAGATGAAAACTGGTTACCATAACATGGTAATAGAAAATTCTTATACTAGAATCTATTTTAATGGTGCTGATCTTAAAAAGCACACTGACAGAGTCGGCTTGGATGTTACCCTTAGTGTTTGCACCTATAGTGATATAAATAAACCTTGGCCCTTGTATGTGACAGACCTTAATGGTGTCACACAAGCTATTGAAACCGCACCTGGTGATGGTGCCTTGATTCTAGGAACTCGATACCCGCATTGGCGCGATAAGTTAGACATCGCTGATCATCAGAAAGTTGTTCAATCCTTCTATCACTGGAAATTCTAATGATTTACAAATGCTTTTTTTCGGAAGACTGGAAAAATTGGATAAAGACCAATCTCGATAGCAAGTGCCCTAAGCCAGAATTGTTTACGATATTATTAAATCATGGATTTGACTATGATATGGTTGCAAGCGCACTAGAATATCAACCATCTGATCAACAGACTTTTGAGCGTAGAGACAGACAAGCCACGCTCTTAGCAAAAGAAGACACTATTGTGGTAAGTGCTCCGAATAAAGCGTTATCTGATAATCCAAATGTCAAACGATTAGACACCGCCCTAGCAGATGTTTACTTTTATGATAATTTTCTTTCTGCTGAAGAATGCGGCATCATAATACAAAAAATGGAAAAGAATCTTACAGCCTCTACAGTCACTGATCCAAAGGCTGACAAAAGCACAAGAACAAGCAGTACCAGCCATCTAGACTGCCGAGACAGCGACATCGATAAGCTTGAACGAAAGATCCACAATTTTATGGGTATCGGATTAGAATTTGGCGAAGAAATCCAAGGCCAGCGTTATCTGGTAGGACAAGAATTCAAGACACATACTGATTATTTTGATGCCAATGCGACTTATAATGCTGTTTATATGGACCGAGGCCAAAGAACTTGGACCTTTATGGTTTACCTAGACGATTGTGAAGAAGGTGGTGAAACGAAATTTACTAGATTGAATGTTAATTTTAAGCCAAAATTAGGCGGCGCATTGATATGGAATAACCAACAGCCAGATGGTAATGGAAACCCGTACACAGAACATTGTGGCATGCCTGTCATTAAAGGCCAAAAAAATGTCATTACGAAATGGTTCCGTGAAAAATCGATAGGCAGATTAATAAGTTAGAATAAATTCTATATAGTAGCCACTATACATCCTCGTAAATCTAAAATGTTCAGAAACAGAAGAGGAAGTTTAATGACTTTATCGCATTCTAATTTCTGGACAAATCCCCATCTAAGCTCAGTTGCAAGCTGCAACGTAAAAAAAACGGAGTTCTAAAAATGGCTATAACTACACATAACGTAGAATGGATGTGTACTGAGTCTAACGAAAGAGTATCTGAATTCGCAGTTCAAATCAAAAAAAATGGTGAGACATTTAAGATCTTAGCGCTCACAGATTTACATTGGGACAGCGCGCACTGCGAATTAAGTCTACTAAAATCACATTTAGATACCGCTCTAAAATATAATATCCCAGTGATCATCATAGGTGACTTGTATGACGTGATGCAGGGAAAATATGACCCGCGATCAGATCAAAACACCCTTCGGCCAGAGCATAGAGGTAACTGTTACTTCGACGCAATTATAGACACGAGCCTAGAATGGTTTAGACCTTATGCAAGCATAATGGCGCTGGTCTCGCCAGGTAACCACGAGGGGGCTGTCATGAAAAGACAGCAAATCGATCTAATCTCCAGATTCTGCAGAGGGCTAAAGGATTTCGGTAGTAAAGTCATTAGCGCTCCAGACTGGGGCTTTATGCTAGTAAAAATGCAGAAGCGCCACAGTGTCGATACAAAGAGAATCTTCTATCAGCACGGCTACGGCGGCGGCGGTGAAGTAACAAGAGGCCTCATAGATCATTCAAGAACTAGAGGTCAGTGGGACGCAGACGTTTACGTCAGCGGGCATATTCATAGAAGAAACATTGATGAAAATATTATGGTAAGATGCTCTTCTAGAGGCCATGTTACACATCAACAGCAACTGTTTGTCCGTTGTGGTTCCTATAAAGATGAAACACATGACGCATGGCATATTAGCAAAGGCCGCGGCGCTAGACCTCTTGGAGGCTGGTTCCTTAATTTTACAGCTCAAATTAGTAAAGAAAGATTAGAAACCATAGTTTCAGCAGAGCCAACTATCTAAAGAACGGTGACCTCGTGAAGGCTGTTTCTGATTTCATTCTTGCGCCTGGGCGAAAGTAATGACCAGAAGCAGCCTTTTTCTTTTAAGCTCAAAAGAAACCCATCTGAAGGCACTTCTGATTAAATCCTACCCAAAATACCAGGGAAATTGAAAGTCATATTACATTGACCGTTTTTATGCTCAAACGGTAAATGTGTATAATCTATATCGATATATTTCTTAATTCTATGCTCTTCAAAGAATAACGAGCAAATAAAAGTTCTAATAGGCGCATCACCCCAGCGATAATGATAGATGTTCTTTGACTGTTTAATGAGGTCTAATAATTGTCTCACCTCTGGCGTATAAAACTTCTCGATGTTTAATAGCTCGAAATTGTTATAAAAGCATCGATAATTATAGTACCCAAACTGGTCTAACAACTTGTGGTAGAATTTTGGTTTTATGTTGTGTTCTTTAACATAGTCGCCGATGAATCTATTAAGTTCTAGTACGACATGATAAAATTCTCTTTGTTCGATAACATACCCATATATAAGATCTTGTTTATTTAAATCATCGAAAATGTTATAATTGATTTTACTGGTTATTATCGAATCAGTATCGAGTCTACAATAAGTCTTTATGCCTAAATTTATGCAATGTTGGAAGACTTCGTGGGCAAAAAATGAACACATATTCGAATATTTTAAACTCCAATATTTCGAATTCTCAGCTCTTGGCCATTTTACATCATATGAGTCATTTAAAAATTCAATCGGCTCTTGCAGAGTTACCTTGTAATATTGAATATTTGGTATATTTAATCTATTAATAAAATCAATATCATTGTCAAACCCTTCTTCGTGGAATATCACAATCTTATTGTTATAATGCTTATTATAGTTCTCATGAAGAGATGTTAAACATTCTGTGATCTGATGCCTGTTGACATTATTTTTCGATAATAATATAAAAGCATTTTCCATCTATTGCTCCTAAGCTAATTTAACAATAAGGCATGGTTTAGGAATTTGTTCAGCGTTGCTAACACATAGCCCGATTTATCCACTGATTCTCCTCCAAAATAGCCGCCAAAAGCGTCAACTATCTCAGAGTATGATAATGACCCATCTAAGAGTCCGAGAATCAGACGCTCATTGTCGTCTAAGTCCACAGCGCATAAATTTAAATTAATGATCGGCCCAGACGAGCTTGCCATAAACCTTGCTAACTTTGAAGCCTTAGGAGAATGATGCACGTAGGAGGCTATATTTCTCTTGTTGGCCGCAACTTCGATAGTCCTAGCTGTAAGGCAAGAAAATAACAATAATAACTGATAGGCAAGTATTTCCTTTTGCTCTTCGATTTTACCGCCACAGCCAGCGATGTTTAAACATTCAGCTGATGAGGTTAATAAGTTATTAAAGCTTAACTGTCCTGGCGAATGATCAGAAAGCATTTTCAATGCGACCTTAACGAGCGGATCAGTAACAGTGAGGCTAAATTCACCGCCAATATTTAGATTTAATGGCTCAGAATTACACAGATCATTAACGTTGTTAGATATTAAAAGATTATTTGCAGACAAATACATATCATATAGTTTGGTCGGATCTAAACCACTCTGAGAAGATATAGCAGCATCAGCTCTACAAACGATCGACTTACGACCACGTCTGTTTCTGAAGAAATCCATGTATTGTTCGCTCTCTACAAGATTAGGAGACAATAATAAGGCATCTTGTGCATCCTTAGGCATGTCTTGCGACGACATAGTTTTTAAATCATAGTCGGCGATATAGGCAAGATTGAACGAATTTAATCTGCCAACCATATTACTGAAATAAACAGGCCAGTTATGTTCCGATATAAACTCGCGGTATAAAATGGTGTCTGATAATCGCTCGACAGCCGTAATTTCATAAATAAGCAGATCTTTCTCTTCTTTACCGCTGGTAGAATTATCTTTTAGAAAGCGAATAAATGACTTCGCTTGTTTAATCTTTTCTTGCTTGTCAGCATAAGATTGCACATGGTGTTGAATCATACCGCGCAGAGCGTTTTGCATATGCCAGCCAGGCATAGTGTTATAATCGATGAAGGCAAGGCCATTTGCCGATAGATACTTATCCAAAATATTGAGTAAGATTATTTGGCTAGTTTGGTCTACCCAAGAATATACATTATTGACGATAATTAGGTCAAAAAGAATACTATTAGCTTCTAAAAAAGACTCTAATGATATGTCATATAAGCTAATATTTTTAGACGACAATTCCTCTAAAAGATGTTGGCCTTTATGTATCGCATCGGAACAATCACTTATACCAACATAAACATTGTTCGGATTCTGCTCTGCGGCCGCCAATAGTCTTATACCATCACCGCAGCCAATTTCTAATATTTTAAGACTACCGAAAGCCGTTTTAAAACCAAACAAATGACTTATCGATAGAATCCTGTCGAAATCGACATTCTTAGAATCGATATTATCTATTATATAATCATAAGACATAAATATTTCCCCAAATATTAAATATATACTATTTGAACGAATAGGAGCATACAATGTTTAATGCTGAATTGATATCCTTGTCCAACGGTCAATCATACGACAAAATACAAATTATGGAAGCTAGAAAAGGCGATTTTGAAATCCACAGCATCCCTAAGCCTTTCGGGCACATGACAATCGCTTTCTTCCACCATGGATCTCTATACCTCTCACATCCTTGGTGCGTAAGAACCATCCATTTAGATCGTTTCCCAAGAAAAGGAAACGGAGCCAAAAATTTTCATTTTGATAGAATTGTACTAGATAACGATATTATTTATACTGATGGACATTATCTCGATGATGACTACTATGCTGATCTAGGAATACCTGACATATTTGAGGACCCAGGCGAAGTAATCGACCAAGTCACCTTCTCATGCAGTGAAGGCATTTTTATCACTCATGATGCTAATGTTGCCAGTATAATTATAAAAGGCGATAGAAATAAAAGCGGCGTAATCAAAAGCATTAACAATAGCAATTACGGAAAACCCAGAAAAACCAAAGAAGATACACAAGCTTAAAGCCACTAATTCCCAGCGGGTCCATAAGTCGGCATTCCGTTAGGCGAAAAAGAAGGGCCGCCTGATGGTTTTACTTGCGGCTGTGCTTGTGGTTGCGCAGCAGCGACTGTCTCAGCATTGAATTTTTTAATGTTAGCTTGGTCGCGCACTTCTTGAGCATTAATCCTTTGTAACCCGACCCAAGCCTGCTTAAACGCTGGGTGAGTAGGCATAAAATCAACAGTAAACGTCAACTGACTGCCGGGGGTGATGGAAGATAGATCTAGAAAACCTTTTTCATTTTTCTCTATTGGAGCACCGCCAATATTAAAAGTAATTTGGTTGCTTACAGCCTGAAAATACGATTGGTTTGGCCTTCCTATCTCGTAAAGCTGACAGAATTTATAAATGCTTTGCCGTCTGGCTTCGTCCATCCGAGATCTGACCTTACTTTCTACGGCACTTTTTGCGTTTGGATTGTTTTCATCGAATTTTGGAACATCTACCACCCATGTTATTGAAATTCCACCTCTTTCATCATGACGAGCTTGGTTAATATTGGTGCTCTTTAATGAAGCAGGCGCAGTTGCCGATTGGACCATTGCTGGTCGCTCAACAGCTCTAGGCACATCGGCATCCATCTCATTCAACAGGCTTCGTCTTAATTTTTTAATATCGATGAATTCTAGTAACGGGCTACCAGCATAGACCCCGTTTTCATTAAGAAACGAATCGATAATATCGTCAGGCGATAATCTTACTTCAGATTCCATGCCTTCCGAGATGTTGCATATAGACCAATTTTTCATTTTCATCTCCTCTATTAATTTATATTTGTCTTGATCCTTGATAAATATATATATCGTTGAATAAACCTCTAATTAACATCCAAAAAGCTCGTGCCGAGTACAAAATATTAGTGGAAAAAATAAAAATATGCGCATTAAACAGCTATTAAAATCTGATGATCCCAAATACAATAAGCCAGATTATTTATCTGAGATCTATGATGCTAAGGACGGTAAGGGAAGATATAAAGAAGTAATTGAATCTTGCATTGGCTCTAATGGTGTAACCAGCTTAGAAATTAATACCGAAGGCGGCCAGATATACGTATTCAAAGCCGGCAACGGTACTAGCAAAAGGCTTCTCCTGACATCTGGCTTGCATGGCAATGAAAGCATAGGCCCGAAAGTCTCATCGATGTTCTTAAGCTTAAAGGAAATACCTTCCGACACCTCCGTAATGGTCATTCCGGTAATGAACCCAGATGGTTTCATCGGCGCACACCGCAGAGATAAAACCAACCGTGATCCTAACAGAAGCTTTAATAGTGAATCAAAAGAATATACTGAATTATTAAAGACCATATTAGACTTCGACCCAACCATATGTGTAGACCTGCATGAATTCCATGAAAATGATGGGGCCTTCGTTTACACTAACTTACCAAGCATTAAGGAAAAATTAACCGAAGTCTATAAGACATGCAAAATACCTGTTACCAAGAAAAAGAAAATAAATGGTGATGAGGTTATGTCAGGAATGGTGTTATATAACAAAAAAGACAAAAACGACGGTACGCTAATATCATGGTTACACAGCAAAGGATATCAATACATTCTGCCAGAATCGATGTCCGAAGCTGACCCATGGAGCCAAATCACCTTTTTAAAGCTGATAATTGATCTAGCTCTAACTGTCTAAATCGATCGCATCAATACCTAAATTATCATCTGTAAAACAGATTAAAATATAAAATAGCTACACCCAAAAATAGGGGGCAATATGGGTAGGAAAAAGAAAAACGTATCTAATTCCAACAACTCCTCAACCGAAACCATTTTCCATTTCGAGCCTAAAAACCAATCACAACACGAAGTAATGAAAAACTATGCTAGCAAAGACCTATTATTCTTAATAGGGCCTGCTGGAAATGGTAAAACACATTGCGCCTTGGCATGCGCCATAAAAGACTGTTTAGCTGGAAATAAAGAAACGATCTTGGTGGTAAGACCAGCGATCGAGACAGGCGGCGAAACGCTTGGACATCTCCCAGGGAGTGTCGAAGAAAAAATGGACCCATACTTCTCCCCAATCAAAAGATTGCTAAAAAGAATGGTCTTTAAATTCCCCGAAGAAGCCCTATTGTTTCAGCCATTAGCATACATGCGTGGTGATACTTTCGAAAATACAGTATTATTCCTTGACGAAGCCCAAAATGCTAGTTATTCACAATTAAAAATGTTTTTAACTCGAATGGGTTCGAATTCTAAAGTGATCATATCAGGTGATCCTGACCAGACAGACGTAAAGCCAAAGAACCCTGATAAAATGTCGTGTGATATCTTATCAGTCGCAAAACGGCTTTCTAACCTGCCTGAAGTTGCTGTAATTGATTTTTCTAAAGAAGAATCGCTTAGACACCCGCTGATAAAGACCATGTTATCACGGCTTTAATTATTTTAGATAGCTATTATAATTTTCTAAGATCTTAAAGTGGAGCAAGGAAGAACCAACCGCTCCCACTCTAGAAAAAATCTTGTAAACATATGTCAAGTTGGTCATAATCGCCCCGGTGCTAAAAGCACCATAAACCAACGTAAAAATGACTATCACCTCGGCTATGTTAGCGATGAATTCATGAATACCATAGCCATAAGCATCCCAGTCAGAAGCCTTGATCATCTGTTTACTCTGCGAGATGAGATGAACAGAAACATCAGGATGCTCAGAATGCATAATAGTTTCATTTAAAATCTCTTTAACTTTCTGGCGGTTATCGTCAATCTTTTGCTGGATAATAGCCATATAATATTGCACGTAAAAGGCTAATCCCAACAAAGCCATAACCACTAGACTTACCTTTGGCATAAAGTAAAAAAGCATTGCGGAAGATATAAAGATATCGATAAATGCTGATATCCCATTCGGTAAAGCATATTCGTAAAATCTAGTATACTCTATAAGCATATGAGTCCGTGATAAAATCCTAGATCTTTCTACGCCTTTATTAATTAATGTTTTGATGCGGTCACTCGCTAGGCCGGACCATATCTTAGCATATAACCTCGTGTCCCATAACCTTCTAAGCACAGACAAGCCGACGCAAAAAGCCACAATAGAAATATAAATCCAAAAATGATAAAAATCATCCTCTAATAATGTATCGATGGCTAGGCCAAGGAAAAAGGGGATTAATGATATAAATGTTTCTTCTATCGCCAAAGCAACATATGTTAGACAAATCAAAATCTTATTTCTTTTAAAAATTTCGATTAACATAGAAAATGGTTCTTTAGAATACTTCCAAACGGCTCTACTTAAGGTTTTAGCAACCATGTCTATGATATGATTTATAATTCATTTTGAGATATGTTTAAAGATATATTCTATATATCTAACTTGCATTCCGGCCATTCTCTCCACCAATTCTTAGCCGCCACATGACAATTAAATCCATTCCAAGAATATGGCCCACTTTGGGTAAAATACTCATTGTGTGAAGAATCCATAAATAAAAAGCATTCACTCTTATTATTCAGAAGCCTAAGCCTATGGATAAATGACGAAAAAGTGCTCCCCGGAGTTCCGATAAAATAACCAGAGTCGGATAAAATTAAAAGAGAAATTAAACCCAGCACAACCTCATCGTGAAATTCTAGACTAAGAAATTCGTCTTTAAAATGATTCAGAATAATTTCATCGACGAAAATACAATTATCATTTAATTCACTTCTAATAAGGCTGACGTCATCAGTTGAAAATATTATCTTATTATGCCTTTCCTTGACCTTGTTATAATATTTTAATCGATTGTCGCTCGTCGAATGATAATTCTTAGCGTGATCAGTCAATCTAATATGCATGGCTGAGAAATTACTAAGCTGCGACGATATCTTCTTCGCAAACTGGACATATTGCTCTTTAAACCTTAATTTATTTAAAACCAAATCTAGCTCTCTTGGACGATTAAAAATGAATCTACTGTAAAAAGAAAAACAATTAGTATGGAAATAATTATCTGCATGTCTGTCGATATGTAATCTTGATCTACCCTCCGAAAATGAATGCTCATTATGGCTATTATCGCCATATTTATAATAAGATTGAATAATATTTTCGTGTTTAATGAAATTAACTTGTGGTACTTCATCAATCAATCTGAAATCGATTTCATTAGGTATGTCTAATAATTGGAAGACATTAGGTTTATTAGATGAACGCATCTCTGGGGTCGCCATCGTCCTTACAGGCGGCACGAAAATGTTCCCATAGCTCTTCTTAGAATAATCAAAAAAATGTATCTGTTGCTTCTCTAAAAAAGAAATGCAACAACCAAGCTCGACTGACATGACCTGATTAATTAAACCAGCATTATGAATTTGCCAAAACATTTTAGGCATCCGACTGGCTCCCGACCAAAATAATATATACCATAGTCAAAGGTACTATACGATCAGTAGACCTGCTACTTGAAATAGTCGGCACCAACACATCACGGTGTGTTTGGATAAGAACTCATGCCAAGTAGAGACTTGTGTGTTAAACGGACCAATAAGGTACCGACTGCCTATACCTTCACCGTAGACGCCAAACGAATCGGTCCTAGGCTCGGGGGTCGAGCAATTCTAACAGCCTACTGATCGTTCTTTTTTAACAATCCCACTTACGAAGAGCTTTGCAAATGTCTTTGTCTGGTGTCTTAGAACAGTCTATGTTGTGCATCTTCTTCTGACCACCCATCCTAGCACAGAAAGACTTACGACGTCCAGCTTTTTTAGGCGACTTCTTAGCAGCCTCTTTGCTTACTGGAGGCTTCAAGTCATGTCCGCCATGCTTCTTGAAATATTTTCGGCCTTTTTCGTTAAGGCCACCGTCTTTAGCCTGTAAGGATTTCTTCACACCACTGCCGTGTGATTCTTCGTCTTTACCTTCATTAATAGAATTTATTAAATCTTGGTAATCTTTACTAAATGCGTAACTCATAGTATAGCCCCTGTTGTAATGACTAAATTATGTTTACCCATAAGCTATTTCGATAAATTAGGCAACAAAGCATCAATATCCTGCAATAACGTATCAGATACTAATCTTGCTTCTCTAACACGTTGCTCTACAGTAGCTTCCTTACCATATTTTGATTTAATCAGCTTTTCATAAACTTCATATTTATTACCTATTCTAATTAATCTCTTCCTGAGCACATTAAGTTCATCATCCATACCTTGCTCCAAATGTAAATAAATTTATGGAGAATTCAAAAAAAGAAATAACGGCTGTCTCTACTATATATTTCATACGTTCAAATACTAGACCAAATTATATTCGTGCATTCAAAACCGATCATACAGGACTAAAAGAAATAACGCATCACATATCTAAGATCTTAAACATCAAAACGTCCGGAATGTATTTGATCGGGCCAAAAAAAGAGACAATAAAAACATTAGCAAATCTAATAAAAGATACCTGCGGAAAACTCATGATGTATGAGGACCTAGGATGAAATACAAAATAACCGACCTAAAAAAAGAACATATAACCGAAGAGCTTATAACAGTCCTATCAGCCCTAAGTCCGACCATCCATACCGTAGGACTAAAACAATTAGTAAAAACATTTCAGACTAGGCCCAATAATATAAAGACATATGTCGCCATAAGCCAAAAACAAGTAATCGGCACCGTAACACTAGTGATCGAAAATAAATTCATTCATAATTGCGGCGTAGTAGCACATCTAGAAGACCTAGTCGTCTCGAACCAATTTAGAAGACAAGGGATCGGAGCAGCACTCATTGAACATTGTGTAAAACAAGCTAAAAAATATAAATGCTATAAACTAATATTAAACTGTACAAAAGATTTAAAGAAATACTATAAGAAATGTGGCCTACACAAATCTGCGATACAAATGCGCGTTGATATATAAAGAATCATTAATATATAGCATTCAAAAGCCTCCTGATTGCTTCATCAAGCGGCCCCAATGCGCCACCTTCATCTTCCCAGCGGCCGATCGCGTCAGTATCGAAATCTTTTTCTTTTTTCTTATTTAATAAATAACGTTCTGTCTTATTTTTAAACTTAGTGATTCTTTCCTGTTTTTCTATCTCTTTTCGTTCGTCGATTTCCGATTTTAATTCTACTATAGATTTTTTCTGCATTTCGATATGCTTATCAAATTTATCGCTCAATAAACCGTCTTTCTTCAATTGGCCTATAAAGTCGTGTTTTAGCATTTTACCTTCATAAACCCTTTTATTCTCATCGTTATGTCGCGTCTCATAATAAAATCTTTTTCTTTGTTTATTGTATTCTTCCACATCGATTTTTAAACCTAATGATTTAAATAGTAGTGGCGCTTCTTTTTTAGCACTTAATAGGAAGCTAAGTAGATCATCCTCTACGTACTGCGAATCATAGCCAGATCTTTGGGCCGAAGCCGAATATCTATGTTCGACAACACAATCTGCGAATGTCTTAAAATAATCCTTAAAACTACCTATTTGACTAGCCAAGTGATTGACAAGTTCTCCACCATTAGCAAAAAGGCGCCCTTCCTGATCATGCAGTATGGCATTGGTAAGTGTTTCATAGTGGGGATTTTCGCTTGGGTAGTAGATGTTATTGAATGTAATATTTTCTAATTCCGAACTAAATATATTGTTACTATCGAAGCAGGTGTAAGCAAAGCCTTTTTCACCTTCCCATTCAGTCTCGTAATAAAAATATCTTGCAAGAGGTTCGACCGCTGTTGCCTCTTCCATAGTCATGTGAGGATTAGCGTGCAAGAAATCATGTACTTGGCCTAATTTCTCACCTCCGATTTTAGCAAAGAACGCATAATTCTTACTGTTGTTTATGAAAAAAGAATTTAAGGCCGCAAGCAGTAAATCTTTCGATGAAGACACAGCGCTAGCCCCTGCAGAAGTAATATTAGTAGCGCCAGTCATGCCTACATTTGGAATAAAATTGCCACCTGTCATAGCAGCGGCTACAGACTTATTAAAGTCTCTTCTAGAAGGGCCTTCGGCTTCAAGTAGTAAATCAAGTTCATCAATATATGACATTCAAAAGCCTCCTGATTGCTTCATCAAGAGGCCCAAGCGCACCACCTTCATCCTCCCAGCGACCAATCGCATCATCATCGAAATTCTTAACACGTTTACGATTTTCTCTATTAAATTCTTGGCCAGCCTTGTAATTAGCTAAACGCCGATATTTAGATACAACATCAGTTATTTCGGCTATCGATTTATCATATTTTATGTTAAGTATGCCCTTATCGCGCAATTCTGTTAAAGAATCAAGTTGAGCGCTAAATGCCTTAGCCGCATGTTCAGCATTAAATTTAGAATTACCGCTGGAATTCTTTAGCCATCTCCAAACTTGGCCTGGATCGACACTAAGTCCAAGAGTATCATACAGCGCCGGCTGATTCTCCTTGGCCATAACCAATATGTTGTTAATATCCATACATTTAACTTCAGACTCCGCATAATTATCAAATATGTATTTAAGATATTTATCAAACCCGCCAAAGCTTTGCGAAATTTCCTTCATTAATGCGGGTTTTGAGCCTAACATGTTATCAATCTGGCTATAAATTTCTGTGTCAAGATTTTCATTATCGAACATGCCGAGCAAGCCCTTGGGCAAACCATTGTTTACACAAAAAGACCATGCTTGGCCAATATCACGTCCACCCCAATAACCAGTATTGTCGTCAAGGTGTTTGGCGACATTAGAGTCAAAATATACGTGCCCAGAACTATGGCCCATCGTTTTCTTGAATAATTTAGCCGCTGGCTCGCTTTTGGCTAATTGCGACACAGAAAGATCCTTATTCTGAATTAAAAGATCATAGACTTCTTTTATCTTTTTAGCACCAACGCTATTTAATAGTCTATAATAAGGGCTGGTCTTTGAAAAAGCCGCATTTAGCACTGCAGCCAATTTAGGCATGGTTCCACCAGCCACTTTAGCCCCAGCAGAAACAGCGCCAGACATCAAATCAGCGCTAGGCATAACATTACCGCTTACTGCCGCAGCAGCTACAGACTTATTAAAGTCTCTTCTAGAAGGGCCTTCGGCTTCAAGTAGTAAATTTAGTGTATCAATATATGACATGTAAATCCTTGCGCGATTACTGGCCAGGCTTCATAGTGCGCGTCAGGTCTCTCTTAAGCTTAGTATAATTCTCTTCGAGATTAGTGCGCATATAACCGCTAAAACATCTTAGAGCCATTGGGTTTTTGTCCATCTCATAGAAAAGCATTATAGCACCATTCACTGGAACCACCGACCCTTCGTGCGATTCTTTGTCTTTTAAAATCTGCTTCCATGCAGCTTGTACAGCATTAGCAGACTTTTGAGCACCAGGAACCATCTCTTCATATGGTCTAAAAACAGACTTTTCAGTATCTGCGATTTTATCACTCGTTTGTGCATGCTCAACATCTATTACCAAATCATTCATTAATCTTCTTAATGCGGCCAAAGTGTTCCGGCCTTCCGGCGACCCTAACGCGTCTTTGGAAAACTGGCGATAACCCTGAATAGTATCACCACTCTGCACTTTGGCTGGCACCGGCCTACCAGCGTCCATGTCTTGAGCGTCAACACCACTCTCAACGAAAACATTTGGGTCCTCAGTAATCAGTCGCGCAATATCATTAACATTATATCTAGACATCATAACTCCGAATAATAGTATTCTATAAAATATATTCGACTAAAACACCTCAGTAAAAATGACTATACAGGCTCAGAACCACCAGCGATCTTCACATTAGACAAAATAGACCTATTAATATCCTTCACAGCATAATTCTCCACCCTCTCCTCATTCCCATGAGGATTATGATAAACCGTCAACTTCCGCACATCTAAAAACCTATGCGAAAGACCAGAAGCCTTAAGACGATGATATAAATCATGATCCTCATAACCATAACCAACCAACTCCTCATTATACCCACCAACAGCCCTAAAATCCGCCACCCGAGCAAATAAAAGCCCATTTAAACACTTCAAAAACCCAAAATCATTATCCAACATATAACATTGCCAATCACCAGTAATGAACTCACCAACGCCCAACTTATGAACATCAAAAAAATTATAATAAGGATTAAAAATATGATCCACATCAAGCTTAAGCACAAACTCAGACTTAACATGAGCAACACCAAAATTAAAAGCCCCCGACATATGAAAGAGTTCCTTCCCCGCCACCCGCACAAACGAAACCCGCTCATCCAAAGAACAAAAATAAGCCACCAACTCATCCGGTAAATCCCTCGACGACCAATCAACGATAATAAACCGCTCCACCTCCTTACAGCGAAGCCACGACACCAAACTAACACTCAACATCGGAGCCCTATCCATAACAGCACAAACGATAGAAATACCCATCGAAACATCACCTCAATGATAAATGAATAAAAATCTAACCAAGACCAACGAGCTTCTTAAGCTCCCTAAGACGAACCCCAAGCATACCACGCTGCTCATAATAATACCGCCCAATCTTACCCTCAACAAGACACATACTTTCCCGCGACCTTATCTCCTCCACCAACGCCAAAACCTCACGAGAATTCGGTAACTCATAAGAATAATAAGGTAACTCACGGCCATAAAAAGTAAGCTCAGCAGTCGGATCATCAAAAAATGGGATAGAAAACGACTCCAAAAGCTTTAATCCTTTTAAAAGCTCCTCCTTAACCTCACCAGCACCAGACTCATCAAAAAAAGGGATTAAGAATTTCCGACCCTTCACCTCAGTATAATTATTTTTTAAATCTTGAATCTCCTTGCCGCCCAAATGAACCGAACGACGATCAATCGTAACGCCATCTTGGACATACTCGAACTCAAAATAAGGCACCAATACAGCTTCGCCGTCGCGATCAACATCATTTCTAAACTTCTTAGTGCCAAAAATAGCCGACTCCTGATTATACTGCTTAGCATACATTACAACCTCACTCCGCGTAATATTCGGAACCAGAAACGACTCCTCATTAATATTACCAAAACGCCCGCGGACCATAATCGGGCCAAAATGACTACTCTTAAGATCATTGAATAAATCCTTATTAAGCTTATTATTCGTAGCACGGCCCGCCGCCGGATCCTTAGAAACCGGAGGCTTACCCTGCGGATTCTGAGCAGTAAAAATCCCAACCGTTTTAACATTAGGCACATCACCCAAGAGAATACGACGCACCCGACTATAACCAGACTCATTAAAAACCATCGGATCGTTAGTAATCTGCTCAGAAATAATCCTAATAATGTCCACTTTAAAGCCCTCCAGAAAGAAAAAGCACAAAACATAATACATTAATTAATACTATACCAAAAATCGCGCGGCGAAACACCCAATTATATTTAATAAAAAACATGTTAACCCTTTTATACAACCTTTTTTTATGAATAAGTCATAAAACGAAACCACAATCGTAAAGCGTCCGGTCCGACTGAAACCACTTAAAAAAGCTAGACCAATTTAGACCAATTGAGACCAAATTCCCCGCCCGAGCACACGCCACTTAGACCACTTAGACCAAATGAGACCAACGTACGGAAAATTGGACAAAAAAAGAAATCGGACAATTCGAGGTCTTGTCAATATGGGACTATGTTCCCGACGAAAAGAAAAAACCATACGTATACCTCAAAAAAGAACGAACGGTGCATTAAACTGAAAGTAAATTGAACCAACGTGCGGAAGGGTATATTCGATCGGGAGAGCGACCTGGGAACCCTACCCGGGTCCCCCCATATACCCCCCCGCCAATACTTAGTAGTATCCCCATACATATATGTAACAGGGGGGATATCTCGTGTCAATAGTGTGTGTCTCGGGGGTCGTCAGTGTGTCATTTTAGCACCGTCCTTTCTACCATCCTGTAACAGACCACAGCCCCGTCTGCAATAATTGCGGCCGGCCGGCCCCTCTGTTACAGGGAGAGGCAAGGGTGGTGGAGACCGGTGGTCCGGCCGCTTGGCTGGTCTGGTCCTGATGCCCTTGCGACACACTGGAGGTTCTGACTATGACTGATCGATCTGTTTCTTCTGTTACGGGTGACTTGCATAGTGACGCTGATTTGCCTGTGGGCATCGAGGTCACGAAGAACACGAAGGGCTACAATTGGACGATCAAGATCAAGGCTGTGGATGAGCTGGGCCTCGTGGATCGGCTCGAGGAGCTGGATCGCCAGCTGCGGGTGCGGTTCAAGGACTAGCGGGCCTGGGCCCTGAGCCTTGGTGGCTTGGGGCCTCTTTTCTCTTCTTTTTTGGAGGGTTTGTTATGGTTGAGTTGTACTTGTGGTGTGGTTTGGTGTCTGTGACCTATATGGCGGTTGTTTCGTTGATTAATTCTAAGCCTTATTAGGCGTTGCGTTTGGGGTTGGTGTTTGTTACAGTTTTTTGTGGTTTTTTCTTTTTACACTCTGGAGGATTTTCATTATGTGTGATTCATGTTGCCGTGATGTTGAGACTCGGATTTTGTTTGATGATGAGGGTGTTGTTGAGGGTTTGTTCTGTGATGATTGTGCCCCGGCTTTGGAGGCGGCTTATAGTTTGGGTTTGGCTCCGGTGATTGTCTCGGGGAGGGGGAGGATCTCGAAACGGGCTGCTGCCCGTCGTGACGGTGGAAGGGCTGCGTAGGGTATCGGTTTCCAACGAGGAAAGTGGGGGTTGCTGGGTGACCCCCGTTTGTTACAGGATTTTGGGGTTCGAAACACACTTTTTAGGAGAGACGAAATGATGATGTTTGCAATGTTTGGCGTTTCGGTATTATTGGGCTGTGCTGGCTATGTCGCTGCTATCAATGCAAGCCAGATCGACATAAGCCTCGCCTTCTTCATCTCTTTCTTAGCCACAGCTGGACAAATCGTGACCGCCTTTATGGCTGGACTCTGCGTGGACCCTCCACGCAACTAGATTTTCAAGTGATCGGTCTCCTGTGTGGGAGAGGGTGAGGAGATTGCTCCGCCCTCTCTTTTTAATATTGACAAAATCGTTACACTCTGCTACAGGATTTTGGGTTCGAAACACACTTTTTAGGAGAGTAAGAATGTTGAGCAAAGAATTTATCACAGCTGGTAACGCGATCTTCACCGTCGAGAACAATAAGGGTGAGCACTTCACCTTCAAGGTCGAAAAGAAGAAGGCGGAGAAGAACTATCCGGACGCTTGGTTCGTCCGAGCCATGGTTGGAACGGACAACACCGAGCACTACGCTTACCTCGGACTCCTCGACGCAGAGTACGGCAAGGTCCGGATGACCAGAGCTTCGAAATTCACCGAAGACCAGACCCAAACGAAGGTGGTTCGCTGGGCGTTAGACAAAATCTGGACGAACGGAAGCCTGCCTGAGGGCTACAAGATCCGCCACAATGGTCACTGCAGCCGTTGCAAGCGGGTCTTGACCAACCCCGAATCTCTCGACACCGGAATCGGGCCAGAGTGTGCCAAGATTCTGGCGGGAGAGTAAAACACGCCTTAAGGGCTTTCCTCAGGGCTTCAAATCGGTCTCCTGTGTGGGAACGGGCTGGTGGTTAAATCACCGGCCCGTTCTTTTATATCCATGGGATTTACAGCCAGGCCTCGGCTTGTTACAGAGAAGAGGCGGGGGAGGCGGAGGCGACCAGTGTGGTGGCCGCGCTCCCCCCGCGAGACACACACGGAGAGTTTGCTATGGGTAAGGTAATGAGGTCAGATGTGGTCAAGTTCAAATCCTGGCTCAGTGAGCGCGTCGCGTGCCCTGAGGCCTCCGGTCACTTCGAGATCTGGGAATATGAGCCCTTCTGCGAAGTCCGGGACGAGTGGGACGACTTCGGCGAGCGAAAGCTGGTGTGGCAGATGAAGAGCTCGGACTACCTCTGCGCGGGTGAGATCGACCCGAAGGCGAAGAACATCGCGCGTCTCCTGAAGGCCGTGAAGGACGAGTTCAAGCTGGTGGTAGCGAAGGACGACGAGCACATGTTCTACGCGGTTCGTCTCCCCCGATAATCCCTGGGGGTTGCGCCAGGGCTCCGGCTCTGGCGCTCTTCCCTTTTGTTTGTTACAGTGGTTTGCGGTTTTTTCCTTTTTTTTTCACACTGGAGGGTTTGCTATGAGGACTTCTGAACTGGTTGACTTGTCTTTTGCTGAAATGGCTGATAAGCTTGTTGTGAAGTTTGGCCCAGCGCGGCCGAGCGAGAAGCTGATGAAGAAGGCGATCGTTTGGAGTGGGACTCACTTGAACGGTCTGTTCCTTGCGCACTATCATTTGAACGTGAAGTGCTTTGAGGACTCGGTGATGTGGCGCGAGCTGCTGCTCGAGGAGCTGCGCGTCGCTGCTGACAAGCGATACGGCGCGTAATACGGTTTCCAGAGAGGAAAGCGGGGTTGCCTCTGGTGACCCCGTCTGTTACAAAGAAAAGTGGAAGCCGCTGTGGCGACCACGAAACACACACGGAGAAAAGAAATGTTTACAGCGCGAATCAGCGATGGGAAGACGTCAGGAAAGCTGTTCAGCGGCAAGCAAGCCGTTAACATAATGAAAAAGGCGGCGATCGATGCCAAGCAGGGGAAGGGCGCTTTTCGCTTGGAGCTGAGCGAGAACAACAGGCTTTGCGTGGTGGCCTTCGGCAAAACGGCAGTGGAAGCCGCGTCATATGGGGCGGCGATCCACAGGAAGGGAGTCAGGGAGGGCAGGCGCTAGTCGACCGGAAAGGGCGGGGTTGACAAAACGACCCCCGTTTGTTACAGGGTCTTGGGTTCAAAACACACTTTTAAGGAGAAACGAATGCACGACTCTTACGACTCACACGAGTTGCTTACTAAACAGGACTACGGGCCTTGGCTGGACAGTCTTGACCTTTACGAAATCGACGGCAAGTTCTACCTTCAAGAGAAGTTCGGTTACTCCAAACCGTACGACGAGTGCTGGTACGAACTCTCTGCAAAGCCTAGCGTGACACTCACTGCTGTTTTTGGTCTTTACGACGACGGCTTGTTCTGCGGCGCTGGTGACCCGAAAGTCTTCGAAGAAGAGCTCGGAGTGAGTCTTACAAGCTGCGAAGACCCAACGTAGAGCAGGTCGGTTTCCAGAGAGGAAAGCGGGGTTGCTTTTGGCGGCCCCGTCTGTTACAGAGTTTTAGGTTCGAAACACGCACAAAGGAGAGACAAATGAGCACTACAAAAGTATCTGTTAGATATGCGTCTAGCTACGAGGCGGCACCACACCAAAGCACAAACCCATACCACCCTATGCAGCTGACGCTAACCGGAGAAGTGAAGAATGTAGCAAATTGGATAGAAGAGCACATAGAGGTTTTTGATGCTGTGATGGCGGGCGTCACGTATGTCCAAGGATCCAGCGTCGAAGAAATCGAAAGGGCCCTGTTAAAGGGCGGAGTTCAGATTTTTGGTAACATAGCGTTTTTTGTGACCATCCTAGAAAAGGGGGATTAGAGGTTTACACAACTTCTCTATTCTGTTACAGGGTATCGGGTTCGGAAATCACACTTTCAAGGAGAGACGAAATGACGACGAAAGAATGCCAGACAACGAGACGACAAAGGGTCGAGTTCCAGCTAGCTATAGCTGGCAACGCTGACCGCTGGGTTGCAGCCTGTGGCGGAACGGAGTTGCCTTTCCGATCAAGGTCTGGACGATCTTTACACTACATGTACAACCCCCAGCAAAAACGCCACGCTTACCTTGACACCGCGACGGACGTGATTCTCACTGATCAAGAAGCGGACGCGTTCATGGAGCGTGTTTAATTTTCAGGCGATCGGTCTCCTGTGTGGGGGAGGGTGAGGAGGCAGCTCCGCCCTCCCTTTTAAAACAAAGGGCGGCATATTGCGCCGCGGGCCTCTGTCTGTTACAGAGAAGAGGCGGGGGAGACGGGGGCGGCCAGTGTGGCGGCCCCGGCCCCACCCGCAACACACACAAGGAGAGACGATATGAGCATCACAATCAGCAGCCATGATCTGGTTCCCATGGAGCCAGGCGACGAACTCGGAATGCCGGCCTACGTTGTGGTCGGGACGAGAAACGACGCGCCCTTCACCGCCACCATCAGCGTAGAGATCGACGGCCGGGACGTCGAGTTCACCGACTGCCAAGGCCTCAGCAACGGGGATGAATACCTCATCCGCTCGGAGGTGTTTGACGCGCTGTGCGAGACCAAGTCCTGGCTGGACCTCCACAACGCGAAGACCGAAGAGTTTTACAACCAATAAGGCGCGGCGGCGGGGTTGCCCCAGCGACCCCCGTTTGTTACAGAGAGAAGCGGAAGCCGGCGTGGCGACCGCGAAACACACACACGGAGAGACGATATGAGAATTGAAAGCGTGGTGGTCATCATTTGGGACGAAGTTGGAGAAAAGGCTTCGACATTTCACGAAGCAGCCGACGGGACAGGGTTAGTTTTGGACCGCGACTTGACAACAGAAGAGCTAAATAACAACATCGAAATGAAGCTGTTCGGAAAAGACATCTCGTCTTGGCGAGCGACAGGATGCATGGAGATCAACGACGTGACCATCATCACGTCGAAATCTGACCGCGGGCATCTGAGCACGACTCAGATCGTCTGGCTCGGGGCCGCTGAATAGTCGGTTTCCAAAGAGGAAAGGGGGTTGCTGGGTGGCCCCCTTTTGTTACAAGATGTTGGGTTTGATAATCACACACAAAGGAGAAAGAGATGTTAACACACGAGCTAGCTAAGCTGCTTCTTGAAGGCCCCGACGTCGAGATATCCGTCATGGCCGCGCCAGGGGTTACGAACTACATCCAAGGAATAACCTCGTTTTTGGCTGGCTCTTACCCTGCACCGTCTTGGGACGATGACGCAGGATCGATGAGAGATGTGGTTGTCCTGTTGGCTACCAGAGAAACCCTAAACGAAGACGAAGCTCTCGTCTTTTCAAAGAGCTAGCCTGATTGACAAACCGGCTCCCGTCTGCTACAATTTATCGGGATTTCAAACACACTTTTTAGGAGATAGAAATGGCTGTAAAATTCCCAGAAGTAAGCGTCAAATTAGTAGGAGAAGACGGAAACGCCTTCTCTATCCTCGGAAGGGTCAAAAAAGCTATGCGTCGAGCCAAGATCGAAAAAGACCAAATCGACGCCTACATGAACGACGCCATGAGCGGCGACTACAACCACCTCCTACATGTAACGATGGAGACAGTATCTTGCGACACCAATGAAGACGAAGAGTACGACGAAGAATAGTCGGTTTCCAAGGAGGAAAGCGGGGGTTGCGCAAGCGACCCCCTTTGTTACAGGGTATTGGGTTTTAAAACACACTTTTTTTTAAGGAGCTTCAAAATGGGATTAGACATGTGGGCCTTCGCAGTACCAAAAGACGCGGTAAAAATAGCCGCCACCGACGTCAAATTCGACGACGAGACCGAAAAAGCGCAAGAAGAACTAGCTAGCTGGCGCAAACACCATGATCTCCACGGATGGATGGAAAAACTCTACAACGAAAAAGGAGGAAAAGCGCTAAGCTTCAACTGCGTCACCGTCCAGCTCGAAGAAGAAGACCTGAACCGCCTCGAAGAAGACGTAAAAAGCAACCAGCTACCCCAAACCACAGGGTTCTTTTTCGGCAATAACCCGCCCAACGACGACACCATCGAAGAAGACCTAGAGTTCGTCGAAAAAGCAAGAGAAGCGATCAAAGAAGGAAAAGCTGTCTACTACAACTCTTGGTGGTAACGCGGCC